AAGCTATTGACGCAGAAGGCGGTTTAAACTCTGTGTCTGCTTTTCTTAAGACGCAAGTCAAGACCAAGATTGCAGAGGACATAGATTTGAGCACTAAAGCGGGGCAAGGTATAGTTGCCTGGCCGAAAGCGGTGAATGCATTGCTAGGTGGTTTTCAGAGATGTTTCGATTTTAATCTTAAGAAAGATCTTGTTGATGGTGTATATACGCATGTTCGTGAGTCCCCCGATTCTCTGCATGTGTTTTACGAGTCCCTCCAGCATGAAGGGAAAAACACTATTAAAATTAATAGTGATTTAAATGAACAAGATACCTCTAGGCGTCTCTGGAACATCTTAGTAGAAGCCTTCATGTATTATGCCTATGGTTGCCCGGAAGAGCTTATTGAAGTGTTCCTATCATTCTTTAAGAGCCGAATGGTAGAACTTAAAGATGGCGACTATCTTCTGCAATTGCGGATGATTGTTCAGCAGATGAACGATTCTGGTAATCCGTTTACTTTGACCGGTAACGGTGTTGATAACATGATGAGCAATGCGTTTGTCTTTGAATGGACACGTCTATTCTGCATGCTCGTGACCGGTGATGACAATGGAACCGAAGCTGAGGGGCTGAAAATAAATGAAGATAACCTAGAGCTTTTTGCTGGGATGGGAAAAACTTTTAAGTTTGAAAAGAACCCCCCTTACCTGAACTTTTGCCATCAAATTGTTGGTGAGGCTGGGACTTATTATGATTTCATTGAACGTTATGCCAAATTGAAATCTAAACATTTCTATCGTAAGGAAGATATCCCAGATTTTCAGGCTTCAGTGAAAGATTGGTTACGTTGCATCAAAACACCCGAAGACAAGGAAATCTGCTGTAAAATGACTGCGGAGTGGTATGCTTATAAATACCCTGAAAAGCGACGCATAACTGTACAAGAAGTTGAGGGTTTCTTAGATTATATCAATGATTATTCCGAGTTATCCTTGGATTTACTTTGGAAACAGCATGAAAGAATCCCAATTTCTTCAGTATTTGCGGACTGTAAACTGGAACAACCACTCATGCAATGTCATAATGTTACGGCTTTTCACAACCTTGTAGAAGATAATACCGCAGGTGTTGCCCCACCTGAACCGAGACGCTTTTTTGAGCGTTTTACAACTGAGCATATCCCGAGTGTTTCTATTTCTCCATATGCAGAGGCAACACCTTATATGTTTTGTGACCTTCTACCAATTTTTCCTAGTTATTAACCGACGAACGCAATTAAGTAATCAAATTTCAATATGAATTCCAATACGAAATACTGTTCTTTTTGTTCGTTTAAATTTGCTTTGCCCTTCTTATTTATCAATGCCCCGAAAGCCAAAGAATGCTGCCCCCGTTGTGGTCGTCGAACCTACGGCTTCCTCGAAGAAACCAAAACGCCGACGCAACCGCAACCGCAACCGTCAAGCAAACGCATTTAAGAAAGGAGTGGCTTTGGGGGAAGTTGCTGGGAGTGTTCGTAAAGTTAAGTCTAGGGTTGCTGAGCAAGGCGGAGGTACTCTCGATTTTGGCACTGTTGAGGCGAAAACAACTACTGGCGCCGCAGCCATCGCTCTTGCTTTGGATCCTTTTCATGAGGATGCTAAACGCATGCAGTGCGGCTGGCCAGATATGTTATCAGCCACGGTGGTGTCACCACACCTAGAGAGTATTAACAACGCTATAGATTCAAAAGTTCTTCGGGACTCTAGAATCTTGCAGTTCTCAAAAAGTTCTTTCCGAACATGGCGGATTTTGATGAAAACGAGCCATGGAATGTTGTCTTTTTGGTTGATGGTTGCTCTGCACGTACTTGGACTTTACTTTACCAGGGAGATCTGGATGATCCTACTTCGTTTAAAGCCCTTTCTGCGTTTGAACATCCAGTTCTCGAGAAAGTGCTGCAGTCGCCTGAAAATTATGCTGCAGCACGATTCATTGGTGATGGGCACACCCTTGAATATACAGGCACCGAATTTGATTGCGCCGGTGAAATTGCTTGCTATAAAGTTGCTCCTGCTTATGTTGAAGTCGACTTTAAGAAAACTACCACAAATGAGGTTAGAGCTTGGAATATGTCTGATAATAGAAAACCACTCAGCGGTACCACTGGAGGTTTTCTTGACATGCTCAAAAATATTGCAACCTCTGCGCCTAAGATGTTCGCTGGACCAGCTCGTGAAGGGACCTGTTGTGCGATCCACTTCACCGATTCCACGAATGTTTTTAGCGACATGGATAAGTCTGCTAATCCCGGACCAGAACTTGAAACCCGGCAAATTATTAATCCACTTCTTACTTCCATTCTTGATCCGACCACTCCTGTTGGAACGCCTGCTGCTGAAATCACAGATGAAGAGTTCTTGCTTTTTGCTAAGCACGTTACTTTTGTCCCATTTGTTCGTGAGGGTGCTGTATGGCATCTGACTGGTTTAAAACCACAAGCGACTTTTAGGTATAAGTGTTTTCAAACGCTGGAGGGTAAGCTAACACCGAATTCGGCTTTGATTCCTTATTCACATGCTTCACCAGATTATGACCCAGACGCCTTGGAATTTTATAATTTGGTTTCTAATAGGATGATGGATGGTTATCCATCAAGATATAATTTTCTTGATGATCTTTGGAAGACTATCG